GCCGGGGCTTACCCGGTGCCCCAAGGGGTCAAGGATGACCTGCTACGGCTCTGTGCCGAGCGGGGGGCATTGCTGGAAGAGGTGGCGCAGCGGCTCAAGACTGCGTGACTAGCCTACCGCGCCACGCCCTTGATCTTCTCCGCCGTCCTCATACCACCCAATCCGAGCATACCCAAGAGGACCACGAACAAGTCCCCTAGCTCCACCTCGGGAATGGGGGTGGTCGAGCCGGTCAACAGGAGCACCCAGTCCGCCATAGGACGGCCGATGTAATGCCATGCGAGGGCGCAGCCACAAATCCATCCGATGAACGGACGCCACCTTGACGTAAACGGGTCGGAGGAACCCGCTTCGACCTTGTTCACGTCGGCCTGCATCTGCGCCTGCTGTAGCGCGGCGTCGATAGCCTTGAACTCCCCCGCCTGGCGCATCTCCTCGATGGCGATGGCGGCCTTGGCTTTCTCGGCAGGGTCTGGCCAGGCGCGGTCGATGATCTTGCCCACCACCCCGGCGATCATGTCTCCAACCATGCGATCTTCCTCCAGCGCCGCCCACATCGAGACAGGCGCGGTGTACGCCAGCAATGCCGGCCGGACGGCTAGCCGAAACGGTAGCCGCTCGGCATCCATGCCATCATCGCGAGAGCCACCCGGCTATCGCTTCCTTGAAGAAAGCCACCCCGGCCCAAAGGATGCTGATCGCGAGCGACAGCCCACCGATCACGCCCTTGTACCGCGCCATCTCCCGCGCGTTGGCCTCGATGGCCGCTTGAATGGCGTCGAGGCGCTTGTCGAGTTCCCTGCGCCTCGTCTCGCGATCTTCGTCGTCTCTATCCATGCGAGACTCCAATACGGCAAGCCGTTCGTCTGCGGTTGGGGGCATTACTTCCGGCCTCCGTGCTCGATGGAAAAATGCGGTGGATCGCCGAACCGTCCGCCCCAGCGACAGTCCGGGGCCAGCGATTCCCAGTATTCGCCGAGCGGCTTGTAGTCCTGCGTGAGCTTGCCGCCTCGAAACAGGTTGAAGTCCACGGCGAGGCGGTCGCAGTGCAGGCTGTTGCGGATGCCGATACCCTTGGCTGCGTTCAATGCCGCCTGTTCTGGCGTGCGCCACGTTTCACCGAAGGTCAGTTCGTAGCCTTGCAAGTCGGCCCATTCGATGAGCAGGCCGACGTAGCGCACGAATCGAGACTGTTTCTCGCGCAGGCTTTCACTCATGCCAGACGCACTCGATGACTGAGTGATAGATTTTCGGCCCGCGAACGCCGTCGCCCACGGTTTGCAAGCCAAGCCACGCAGAGCGGCCGCTGGCAATCAGGGCACGCATCGCCGCCGTAACGTCCCGGCCGTCCGACGTTGGTGTGACTCGGTTGGACTGCGTCACTGTCGCGAGCGGCGACACCTGACCGTCCACGACCACGACGAGTCGCAGGCCGGTCGGCGAGGGGCCGCTGTCCGGCGTCCAGCTAAACGCCCAGCGGCAGGACTCGATGGACAAGTCGCGATTGCTGTATAGCAAAGACATCGACGCCGACATCGCGACCCCTGGCCAGTGCCACGCGCCGGACGGATAGCCCTGCAAGGGCACCTGCGCGTTGCGGTACAAGGTGAACTCCGTCTGCATGCTGGCCCCAACAGACGACGCCCACAGGGTCAGCAGGAACGCGAGCGTCCTCATTTCTTGAAGGCGTACATGCGCACGCTCCCCGAGGCGATATTGCCGCTCGAGAAGAGCAGCCGGAAATACGTGCTCGCTGCCGCGACATATGCGCCCATGCCGTTGATCATGTAGTAGGACCCGGCCGCGTTCTCGCCTGACAGCCGCCACGACACCCGCACGCCCATGCCGCTGACGGACGTGATCTCGACGGTGCCGCTGATCTGCTCGCCGTCCTGGTTGCCGACCGCGTTGGCCATCAACAGCTTCGCGTCGCTGGTCGATCCGGCAAGGCCTTCGCTGGCCGCGTCGGTCAGGTTGTGCCGCGACCAGCGGTAGGCGCTCGTCGCATAGGTCACGCCGTCCGACGACAGACGGCCCCACAGCTCGACTCCGTCGGTGACCGGCTTGAGGTTGTCGATGTGGATCACGTGCCGCGCGTAGTTCGTGAGGTCGAGCGCGAAGTCGAGCGTCGCGGAGGTCGAGGCGGTCTCGGTTTCGAGCAGCGCGCAGGCCCCGCCGAGGCCCGCCGTGACGAGGTTCGGCGGCGTGATCCGCTTCATCGTGCCGGCCGACTCGTCCCACACCCACAGCAGATCGTCGGTCGCGATGCTAGTCAGCGCGGTCGCGTCCTCGATCGGCACGTGGCGTGCGAGTTCGACCCAGTCGGTCGAGCGCCGCTGCAGCAGGATCCAGGCGCTCAGGCTCGCGAACGTGAAGTCGGTCGAATCCTCGAGGAGGATCTGCCCCGCCCCGCCGGCGGCGTGGTTGACGGTGACGACGCGCGAGGCGTTCTCGGCCATCACGATAATGATCTGCCCGTCGCGGGTGTTGGTCTGCGCGATGGTGTCGAGCGTGTCGGTCGCCGCGTTGCCCTCGGTGTCCAGGCGGAACACGCCGCCGCCGGCGCCCTCCGGCGGCGTCACGCTGCCCGAAGCGATGGTCAGCTCGTAGCGCGCCTCGCCGCCGACTGCTTCGGCCATGATGTCGCGGATGGCCTCGAGCGCGGCTTTCATTTCCGCGTTGGTGCGGGCCGCGTTTTCCAGGTAGCCCGCTGCTGGCAATGTGCTCATGTCAGTACCCCTGCACGACCGCGTCGACGAGGCCCGTGACCGCCGTGCCGCTGGCGTTCAGGACCTCGATGTCGGGGCCGAGCGTGTTGGATTTGTCGATGATCCGCGCGGTCACGCCGCCGTTGCCATCCGTCTGCACGGTGACGTTGACGGCCTTGATCGCGCGGTAGGTCTTGGTGATCGGCAGCCGGGTCGACGTCGCCGAGATCACGACGTCGTCGAAGATCTCGACCAGATCCGGCACGTCGATGACGATGTCGAACTGCGAGACGACGCCCTGCACCGCCCCGCCCTGCGTGGTCAGCCGGAACTGGTAGCTGTCGGCCGTGGTGTCGAAGGGCCCGAGCTGGCCCGGGAACGACGCCCACTCGCCGATCGTGTCGGCGTCCCAGAACAGCGCCCCGTCCGTACCCCAGAACGGATCGCCGTCGACGCCCCAGAACGCGCCCGAGGTCGAGATCCGGTAGTCGAGCGTGTAGCCGCCGGTGACGGTGGTGTCGATCTTGAGCACGCCGTCGCCGAGGATGTCCGTCGTCGGCGTGTAGGTCGCGATGTAGACGAGGCTGTCGTAGGTGTTCGCGAGCCAGTACGCGTCGCCATCGTCGGCCCAGTGCAGCGCCGCGTCCGCGCCCCAGAACGGCGGCGATGACAGCAGATCCGCTTCGAGATCCGTGCCGGTGTCCGTGCCGCCGCTGAGACTGCCGGCCCAGCCCGGGCCCTCGGCCTGGGTGACGACGACGTTCGCCGTCACCAGATCGCCGAGATCAATCGTCACGCTGGCGGCCGTCGCCGACTCGATGCCGCTGGTGTCGACGGCCTTGATCAGCAGCGTCTGCGTGCCGTGCAGCGCCGAAATGTCGAACGGCGGGCTCGCGACGACGCCGGGGTGCAGCGCGCGCGCCGTGCCCCAGTCGGTCGAGGTGCCGTAGTTCGCGCGCAGCACGAAGCCGGCGAGGTCGAGCGGCGGGTTCGGGTAGGGCCAGGTCAGCGCACTGCCCTGCCGGTAGAAGCGCTCGACGTTCGCCGGCGGCGTCGCCTTGCCGACGACGGTGTGCGTGATCTCGGTCCAGTCGGAGGTCGCGCCGAATTGCGAGACAGAGCGCAACTGCACGGCGTAGGCGGCCCCGTCCTGCACCGGCATGACCGACAGCTCGCCGCCGGCGGCCGGCAACGTGGGCAGCCAGTGCCAGTCCTCGGTCGTGTCCGCCTGCCGGTAGCGCGCCTGGATGATCTCGGCCTGCACGGTGCCCGTCGACTGATCGAGCGCCGCGGCGATCAGGATGCGCGAGGTCAGGTCGCCTGCGCTCGACCGAATGAGCGCGTCTTCGTCCGAGTCGACCGACAGGATCTGCACGCGCGCCGGCCGGGCCCGATTGGCAACAGGCGGCAGGGTGATCTGCGGGTCGAAGTCCGGCACGGCGCCGCTCGCTGCGGACTGGATCGCCGGCGCGTAATCCTGGAAGGTGATTCGCGCGCCCATGTCGGCCAGCGGCTCGATGGAGCGCACGACGAGGTCGACGGACTCCGAGCCGGAGACGCCGAACAGGACGAGGTCGCCGACCGCCGGCCCGCTGGTCGTTGCGACCGGCGTGGCGAACGTCAGCGCCGTCTGCTCGCCCGCCGCCGTGTTCACCGGGGTCAGCAACGTGTCGCCGGTCGCAAGCCGGAACCGGCAGGCATACGAGACGCCGCCCGTCATGGTCACGGCCGCGTCCAGCACCACGCCCGTGGTGTTGCTGCCACTCGTCGCCAGACTGCGCACGCGGGCAGCAGAGACGCCCCAGAGTGGCACATCGTGCGTGACCTTCACGAGGTCGCCCGGCTCGCAGACGATGTGCTCGATGTCGGTCTCGAGGCTGTAGATTTCAGGCCGCAGTCGCGCCGTGAACAGCGCGCGCCGGCCGCGCCTCCATGCCTGCGCAGCCGAGGTGGTGAACGGCAGCTCCAGCGTCTCGAACAGCGTGGCGTTGGCCGCGGTGTAGCCGTCGTCGTAGATCCGGATCTTGTCCTGCTGATGCTCCGTCGCCTCGTTGGGGAACAGCACCTCAAGGCCGTGCGGGCGCGTGGCGAAGAGCTTCGTGCTCTGGAAGTTCCGGGAATTGCGCGGCGTGAAGTGCTGCACGACGGTCGTTTTCGTGTTGTCGAGCGCGACCGAGTACAGGCCGTTGCGCGTGATGCGCACGGCGTTGCCGGTGGCGGCGATGTCGTCCAGCACCTCGGCCACGCTCGAACGCTGGTCGAGCAGCGCATCGAAGGTGACGCCGTCGGCCGTCGTCTGCGCGTCCCACTCCAGCATGCGGGCGAGGTCAATGCGCGAAGCCGCCAGCGGCCGCGCGTTGGCGCTGCCTCTCAGCACATCGCAGAACGCCCAGGCCGGCGAGCGGGTCTGCTGCTCGACCCAGCTGGAGCCGTTCCAGACCGGCAGAATGCTGGTCACGGTGCAGTTGAGCTGCTCGATCTGCCCGTTCAGCTGATTGGACGCGCGCACCCTGATCGCGATGCGGGCGATCCCGGTCTTCGTGAAGGGTTGCGTGTTGGTGATGGACCGGAACGCCGTGAGATAGGACTCCTCGGTCGTCACCGACTGGTTCTTGCCAGTGTTATCCGACTGGTCGTCAATCGTCAGCCGGCGCACCTGCACCTGCCACTGGTTGCGGCTCGGGAACAGGACGCGAACCGTGCGGCGGATGGCGCTCTTGCTGTTGGCTGCGATCTCGAACGCGCCGCCCGTGATGGTGATTCCGGAGGCTGGCGCGGTCAGGGTCGGATTCTGCCAGGCGCCGCCGGACAGCGGGCGCACCTGAACTTCGAAAGACACCGCGACGCCGAGCTTCACGTTCCTGTCCGTGATGCGCTGCAGGCCGCCCGGAAAGGTCACGTCCAGAATCGCCTCGTCTGCGTCCGGCTCGGTGGTCTGCAGCACGAAGCCGTCGACCTGTCGCAACTGGATGTTGAGCGCGACCTCGCGCACCTGGGACGGGAACAGCGTGATCGGGGTGTCGGTCGAATAGCCGTAGCGGATCTGGTATTCGCAGTCCTGCAGGTGCTCGATCGGCGTGTCCCCGATCTTGATGTCCGAGATCGCGAGCGGTCCGTAGCCGACGTCGAACACGGCGCGCACGAACTGCTCCTCGCCCCATGCGATCTCGGAGTACGGCTGCGCCGCGAGCACCGGGTAGTGACGCACGCGGCGGCCGTAGATTTTCGGGATCGGCAGGTAGGGCCGCGCTTCGTTGCGGATGCCGGCGATCGAATACCGGGCCTCGTAGGCCTCCTGCCGGCCCGCGTTGCGCTGCTTCGGCACCGGCGAGAGCGCTCCCGCGATCAGCGAGGTGACGAGGCCGACGCCGGCCTGCAGCAAGCCCGTGGCTAGCGCCGAGAGGCCGAGCGTGCCGACCCATGAGGACGCGGCGAAGCCGGCGACAGAGACGATGAGCGGAATCGCGGGCCCGGCCGGCAGGTTCTTGATCGCCACCGGCCCGGTCTTCGGCCGAACGTGGCGCCACTGGTCCCTGGGGACGATCCGATCGCCAATGACGACGACGGCGTTCCCCATGGCTGCCAGCGGCACCCTGCCACGCTCGGCGGCCTCGGCCACCAGATCTTCGACCGTCGGCCGGCCCGCGGCCTCCCACAGGTAGCGGGTGTCCCGCAGCGGGTGCGGGCAGGCGACGACGGTGATCATTGCCACTGCGCCCAGCGGTAGAAGCCCGAGATCCGGCGCGACCAGGTCGGCGAGTCGTAGCGCTCGACGCACGAGTCGATGCCCCGGCGGGCGTGCAGCATGCGGCCCGGCTCGACGACGATGCCGAGGTGCGACTCCTCGCCCAGAATGCGCAGCAGGATGAGGTCGCCGCGCTCCTCGCGCCCCGGCCGGACGTGGCGCCAGGTCTCGGACTCGCCGCGGATGATGGCGGCGATATGCGCGCGCTCGGCGGCGTCCAGCTCGCGGCCGTAGCGGTCGCCGAAGCTCGGCAGCTCGATCCCGTGCTGTTCGCGATACCAGAGACACGGCAGACCCCAGCAGTCGATGCCCTCACGGGTCGTGCCGTGCAGCTGGTAGGGAATGCCGATGTACTGGTCCACGGTCATCGGTCCACCGCCTGGAATAGGCCCGGATACTCGATCGGCGTGTACACGTAGGCCGGGAACGGCTCGCTCAGCAACGGCTCGTAGGCGAGCGTGAAGCGCATGCGCTGGACGTCGTACTCGACCGCGCGCGACTGGAACGCGAACGGACCCGCCTCGACGGTGTCCGGATGGGACGCGAGCACGACCTCGAGCGTCAGCGTCAGCGGCGTGTCAATGCTGCGAACTTCCTCGATCAGCTCGCGGCTCACGTTGTCGACGACAAGCTCGACGGACTCGGCAGAGGTGGCCGGGATCGAAATCTCAAACGGGAACGCCGTGTAGGTGTCGCCGCGGCTCACAACGTCCTCGGTGTTGGCCACGATCCGGATCGGCGTCACGATGGCGCTGTGCTCGACCGTGAGCAGTTGCAGCCACACTTCGTCCGACTGCGCGGCGTAGAGCGCGGCGCGGGCGTTGGTGCTTAGCGTCCTCACGGCAGCACCTCAAGATCCAGCGTCGTGCGCCAGTAGTCCGGCGCGCCCGCCTCGGTGTATGCCGGCGGCGAGCGGAACCGGTACGAGGCGGCCGAGCCTGTCCGGTGGTCCGTCCAGTCGAACGGGTCGACCTCGGCCAGCGTGGTGCGGTAGAAGGTTTCGAGCGTCGCCACTTGAGACGTGGTCAGCAGCAGTTCCATGCTGTAGACGCGCACGGCCGCCGTGTAGCGCCGGCGCATCTTGGCCGGCCCCACGTCCATGTCCGAGCGCACGACGTTGCTCTGCGGCGCCTCGGTGAAGCCGTCGGCCAGTGGCCGCTGCGGCAGTCCTGCGGGCCAGCTGGCCATTACCGGGCCACCAGCGGCGGCGCCAGGCCGAGCGGCGCGAGCATGCCTTCGGCGGCCGAGTCACTGGCCACGCTCGCGAACACCTGGCGGATCTCGCGCCGGCCGTTGACCGTGCGACGCTGGACGCTCTGCGGCGCCGCGCCGACGTTGACGATCGTGATGTCGCCGCCGCCACTGCCCGGCCTGCCGACGGCCACCACCTCCCCCGGCTGCGCGGTGAAGGCGACAGGCCGCTCGCCGCCGCCGGAGCCGGCCACCTTGTACAGACCGCCCCGCGCGTTGCCGAACAAACCGCGCAGGAATCCGCCGATTCCGCCGCCAGGCTCAAGCACAGAATTGGCCCCGCTGCTGAACAACCTTGCCAACGGGTCGGTCACGGTGTCTCGCAACAGCAGCCGCGCGATGTCCTTCGCCAGCCCGCCGAGAACGTCCGAGAATTTCTCGCCGTTCAGAATGGCGTCCTCGAATGCACTGCTGAACGTCGCGCCCAGGTCGGCAAATGTGGTTTCCAGTTTCTTCGCCTTCTCGTCTGCCGCGTCGATTTGCGGGTTCAGGTCGTTAAACGCCTCGATGGCCGCGCGGCCGTAGGTGTCTGAGTTCTCCCCGACAAGGCGCGCGATTTCGTCAAGCTTCTTGATCGCCTTCTCTTGAGGCGTCGCGAATTCGTCGATCAACGCCTGCGCACGCGCGCGGGACTGCTCGACCTCGCGCTGGAACGTGGCTTCTCTGTCCCGCGCGTAGTCCTGAAGGAAGTTGCGCACGTCGTCAGACTCGCGCTGCAAGGCTTCCGCAACCCTCTTGGCCGCCAGTGCTGCGCGTTCGGCCTTGCGCGCCGCCTGCTCCGGGTCTTCCGGCGTGCCGACCTCGCCCTCGTTGAAAAACGGACTGAGAATCGCCGTGCGCTGCGCAGACGTTGAGTTCTCCATGCGGCCGGCGCGCCGCGCGTTGCGGCGCTGCCGCTGCTTGTCTTCTATCGCTTCGATTGACTTCTCGGCCGCCTCCGCCTGTGCGCGGAACCGCTCGGAGTCGAACAGCTCGGCCTTGAAGATCTCGAAGTTCAGGTTGAACCGTTCGAGCCTCAGCGCCTGCTCGGTCAGGAAGTCCGTGAATGCGTTGCCTAGACTCTTGAGCGCCGGCCCGGCTTTCGGAATGCCTTCCGCCAGCGAGTTGAACAAGGCCGTGAGCGCGGGCGCGAGTTCTACGGCAATGGCCTTGCCGGCGTTGCGGGACGCCAGTTGCAGGGCGCCAATCGAGTCGTTCAGGTCGTCAAACTTGTCCGCGTCCTGCCGGGTGATGGTGCCGTCGAGCCTGATGAACTGGTCGATCAGTTCCTCGATGCCCTCCCGGCCTTCGAGGATGAGCGGCGCCAGCGACTTGAACTGCTTGCCGAACAGGGCCGTGCCGAGCGCTGCACGCTGTGAAGGATTCTCAATTTTGAGCAGCGCTTCGCCGATGGTTCCGATCTGCTGCGCCAAATCGACCTTGGCGAGATCGTCGGCAGCCAACCCCAATGCAGAAAGCGCAGCCGCCGCCTGCTTCCCGCTACCGCTGGCAACATCCACTAGGTTTTTCGCCAAGCGCTGCGAGGCGGTGGCGATGGCGTCAATGCTGGTGCCGGACTGCTTCGCCGCGAAGTCGAGAAAGGAGAGCTGTTCGACGCTCTGCCCGGTCGCAAAGGACAGATCCCGGAGCTTGTCGCCGAGGTCGATGACCTGCCGCGCCTGCGCCGCCAGACCCGCCACCGCCACGCCGACACCGAGCCCACCGAGGACTGCGCCGGCTGCTGCCGCCTTCGTCTTCAGCGAGTCGAGCGAGCGAGCGACGGACGCCGCGCCCTGCCGCGTCTCGTCCTTCAGCCCAATCCGAAACTCTGAGCGGACGTTCGCCATTAGTCGCACATCTCGTCTAGCGCCGAGGTGTCAGGCGCCGGCTGCTCCGGCGACAGGTGCGCAACCCATAGCTGCACCTCGAACAGCGACATACTGAGCACGTCACCGAGCGAGCGGTTCAGGGTGCGCGAGAGGTGCATGGCAGTGGCCAACTCCGGCACCTCGGCTAGTCTTTTTTTGCGTCGGCCGAGTCGAACGCGGACACGCGACGCGCGGCCTTGGTTAGCTCAATGAAGTCGTCCTCATTGCGCAGGCCCCATGTGTCCCACCACTCGACGTCTCCAAGGGGTTCGCCGTCCTCGTCCCTCACGGAATGCGCGAGCACGGTGGCGGCGCGAAGCTCCGGGCCACACAGGGCAAGTTGGAGCTTCACGCCGAACCCGATAGGCCGAACGATGACGACACCGTCCCCGCCAAGGGACGGCACCGTCATGCGCTCTTCGGCGAGGCTTTCGACCGTGACGCGGTCTTTAGCTCGCATACGCCTTGCCCCGGCCCTGCGCGGTGATCGTCAGCGTGCACTCGACCAACTCGCCCGCCGTGCCGGCCGGGGCAAAGTTGAAGCCGATGTATCCGTTGAAGACGTAGATTTTGCCATTGCTGAACGTGAGCCGGATGGCGCGCTTTGCGGCCTGGTCGCTGGCCGTCTCCGCGGCGATGAGCGCGGCGTCTGCCGGGTCCCACAGCGAGCGGAAGGTGTAGACGGTCGCGGCCTTCACGGACGGGATCTGCTGCTCGACGTCGTCGTGCAGAATCCGGTAGGTGATGAACTGCTGTTCGCCGCCGGTCGGGCTGATTTCCATGAGCGTCGAGAAGGACGTGCCGAAAGTCACCTCGTTCGCGTAGCCGGACACGAACGCGTCGTAGCCGCTCGAGGTGTTGACGCCCTCGATCTCCCAGGTGCTGGTGGCCGGGTTGTCGATGCGGAGCACCCGGCCGTTCAGCTGCTGCATGCCGGACGTGATGGTATACACCACGTAGGCGCCGTCGCTGATGCCGTGCGACGTGCTGCTCACCACGCCCGGATTGGCGAGCGTGACCGCGCTGATCGTCTTGTTCGCGCCAAGGGCCGACTGCATCGCGACGGCCACTTTTACCCAACGTGTTACGTCGGCCATGAGAGTCTCCTAAAGTAGGGTTTCAACGTCGCCGCGCGCCACGGAATAGCGAACGGCATACGTCAGGGTGACGGACACATAGTCGCGATCTGTGTCCCGGTTCTCGGTGTACTCGCGCTGTACAAATGCGATTGCGTCGCCAATCGTCGGCGTCTTGGCCGCGATGGCTTCCTCGGCCAGCAGGGACAGGGAATCGGCCTCGCTGAACGTGTTGCCGACCACCGTCACCTCGACGGCGATGTCGTGAATGTCGATGTCGCTGAGGCTGGATTCGCTGACGGTGTCCAGCGTCGTCCGCACGAAACACGCGTCCGTATTGCTCTCGATCTGCCGCGGCGTCCCCTCGGTGCACGTCGGCAGGCCCGACACGCCCGTGCAGGCTGCCTTGAACCAGTCGCGGATCTGCGTGGCGGCGTGGCTCATCGGACGAGTTCCAGGCGCACGAGCGGCGCGTCGAAGCGCTCCACGCGGCCGATGGTGTAGCTCACGCTCCGCACCGTGCAGGCGTCGCCCAAGGCCCCGTCCGCGTCGTCGAAGTCGCTTGCCGCGACGTAGAGCACCGTGCGCCGGCCGCCGATCTCAGTGCCCGCCATCAGCGCGCCCTCGAACGGGGTGACGACCACGGCCGACATGGACTCGCCGGACACGGTCACGGTCTCGCCCAACTCAGCCACGACGCCCACCACTGCGGCGATTTCGGTGAACAAGGCCCGGCCGCTGCCGGCGATGATTCCGGGCATCTCGAGCGTGCGCGCGTAGTAGCGCAGTCCGGCCGCTGAATCCGCTTCGTCGGGTGTCGCTTCCGGGCCGGCAACGAAGCCACGCAACACTACCAGCGGGATACTGACGCCGTAGCCGCGGGTGACGATCGGAGACGTAGCCATTACGCACGGCTCGCGCTCGTCGGCGTGGTGGCATCGTCAAGGGTGACGGCGAAGGCTTCCGTGCCGCCGAGTTGCTTGACGCTGATCGTGGTGCCTGAGATCGCGAAGTCCATCAGCATCTGATGAATTGCGTACAAGCCCTGCGCCGGGGTGAAGGCTGCGCCGTTGGCCGCATAGGACTCGGTCAGCGCCGTCGTCCACGCGGCGAGGATCGCGGCCTCGACGGCGGACTGATCTGCCGGATCGGACGGCAGCAAGTCCGTCTTGGCCTTCACCGCCGCGAGTTCGGTGTCGAGGTAGTCGTCGATCGCGGTCAACTGCGTGTCGAGGTTTGCCGAGGCGAGGCCCACAGCAGCACGCACGCCAGCCGCGTCGAGAGGCGCCGTGTAGCTCGCGCTGGCGAGTCGGCTGCTCACGGTGGCGTTCAGGTTCGTGCCGATGATGTAGCCGGCCGTCCCGCTGCTGTACGCGCCAGGCAGTGCGGTAGACCACGGATCACCAGAACCACCAGCAGCGGCGAGCGCCGCACCCGTCGAGCCGGCGCCGTTGTGGTCGGCCACAGCCTCGTCCCAGACGGCGTCCGCAATGCTGGCCGCGCTCGGAATGTCGCCGGTCGCCGCGGGACTCGCCGGCAGGTTGTCGGTCTTGGCCTTGATGGCCGCGACTTCCGTGTCGACCGCCGCGAGAATGGCCGCGACTTCGGTGTCGAGGTAGCCGGCCACCGTCGAGAGCGCCGACGCCGTCGCGAGGCCGCTCTGCAGCTCCGTCGTCACGTCGGCCGCGACCTTCGCCGCGGTGATGGCGTCGGCCGCGATGGCGGATGCATTGATGGCGCCGGCGGCGAACGTGGCCGCGTCGATGGCGCCGTCGGCGATCTTGGCGGCCGTGATGGCGTCCGCTGCAATACTGGCAGCGGTGATCGCGCCGGAGCCCCATGCAGTGCCCGCGGCGTGCGTGGTGTTCACTTCGGGCCGCCCGCCGCTGAACGTGCCGGCGCTGCCGCCGAAGTGGGTCACGTCGGCGCGATAGTCCCCGGCTTCCTCGGGGTAGAGCACGAACACGAGAGGCAGGGCGCTCGCGTTCGAGACCGTGATCTTGAGCACCACGGCATCGGCGTTCATCTCGGTCGACGTCAGGTCGATGTACCCGCAGCCGCTGCTGCCGATCTCGGTCGCCTCGTTCGTGCAGTCGCTGAACGCCGCGCCGTCGAGCGAGACTTCGGAATCAGCGCCGGTCCACGACGTGATCAGCGTGCCGTCGTTCTTGCGGATCGCGAAGTAATGCCGGAAGGCAGCGTTTTTCCTCGGGACCGGCCGGGCGTCTGTCGCAGCCATCAGTGCGCTCCTATGCCGTTGACGACAGGCGAGCCGGGCACGTAGACCGTACCGCCGCCACCTCCGGCGCCATCATCGAGGCCGTCGATGATCAGGTAGAAAAACGGCACGCGGCTGTTCGTGTCCGACCAGCTCGCCTCGTTGACAAGCGACGCATAGGCGAGATTCGTCTGCGTCCAGAAGCAGTTCTTGCCCCCGCCCCATCCCGCGACGTCGCCGTTGTCGTTGAAGTCCATGTAACGGATTGCGCAGTTCGTGGCGGCGGTGTTTTCCAGTACCGCCCTATACTTCTGATT